TTTTCAGCCTTGGCCAGCTCTTTGGCGGCACGTTGCTGTTCCTTCGATAATTCATTACCGAACTTCAATAACCGCATATCAAGAACTTTTCCTTTCTTGGTAGTATATTGGGAGGGAACAATGCTATAATTATCAGAATCATTATTTTTAGAAATATCGCCTTCCTCCTGTTTAATTCCCTTATACTCATAGAAGGGCTTTGTTTTGCGAGTCGAGGAATCAATCCATTTCTTGAACTCATCCAACGCAACCCCGGTAATGTTGCCTAACCCTTGCCAACCTTCCTCATAGTTTGACAAGTAAGCGGACCTAGCGTCTTCCAAGGAAGAGAATCCCATCATAACCTTATGCTCATCGAATGAGCCATCAGTATTCACCTGATCCACGACATACACAATGTCACTATTCATATCCGGGCCTAGGAATACGTCTATATGATCACCATCCACACTTTCAGTACCTCGAATGTAACCGTAAGTGTTGTTCATGGTAACAGACCACTCTTTTCCATTAGCGTCCTTACCGGAACGGACGGAACCGGAGGGCTGCTCTATGGTGATATCGAAACCGTTTATCTTTATATGGCCTTTCTTGTAATTGCCGGCCTCTTTCTGCGCCTCTGTTGGATTGGTATCAACCTTTAGCTCCTCTTCGTGCAATCTCTTAGCCTCAACTATGCGCTCGGCATAGTCCAATGGGGTCTCATTCTCCTTTGGAGAAGGAGCGACAAAAGGAACTAGTCCCCTTGATGAGCCTTCTTGTGTAGCTCCATCCGTGCGATCAATGTCGGGGCCAGCCGATTCTCTTCCCTCAACCTCTCCAGTTCCCCCGGTCTGATCAAGTTGTTCTCTTGGCAGTACCTCGCCGCCTCCCTCGCGTAAGCCATCGCCTCCGCTTTCGTCATTTCCTTCAATGTTTTCATTTTCTATCGGTTTATTTTGCGCTAAGATAGCGTCTATTTCATTTTGTTCGTCAATTATGGCCTGTATTTCATCCGCGATTTGCGAATCAAGCTCGCCTCGCTCCTCATCAGTCAATTGTTTCTCCGAGAAATCACGTACCATGCTTTCCTCATACGCCTCGTATTCTTCCGGGGACATATGATAATTCTCCTCGCACCACTCAGCGTAAGCGTTGTACTCGGCCTGTCTCTCACGCTCAGCGATCGCCTCACGGTTCCTCTTGACATAATCGATCAAGTCTCCACGTGTACGAGCGGAAGACAAGACCTCTATGATAGCGTCCCTTCCGGCGTTCGTATCGTTCTCATCGAAGAAGTTCGTACCATTCTCCTTATCGGCAAGCTCCAATATCTCACCCGCCCTCTCTATATTAACACCGCCTT